TTTCTTGTCTGTGTAATCAGAAGCGAAAGCGATTGAATCGTAACGGCTTCCCTCTGGTAAAGCCTTCTGCAAATATTTTGCTTCAAGGTCTTTAGGGCAAAGAGATTCGTTTACTTTAATTTTACCAACAGTTACAGTACGCTGAGTGAAAGTAGTTGAACCACTTGCGTTGAATCCGCAAGAGCCACCCGCTTGGAAGATAGCGTCAGTATCCATAATGTTGATTGTCTCGGCAGATTTTACACCTACCATAACGTTTCCTTGACTTTTAATCAAAGAAGCGGTTTTGCTTCCGAGTACGGAAGAAGTTACCAATAGAGCTTCATTCTCTTTGGTATAATTTGCTAATGCTGAAACATCAAAAGCCATTGTTATTAAATTTTAAGTTTTTAAAAATTTATTTTGCGTAATTAGAAAGAAAACGAGAGATTTTATCGTTTTTAGATTCGAAATGCTTTGTGAATTGCTTAGGTTGAGTGGGAGCAACTGAAGGAGTTTTAGTAAGTTCGATAACTACATCAGTAAGTTCAGAGATAGCTTTAGAGAACTTATCGTTCATTTGAGCAATATTCTCGCTCATTTTAACTTCAGCCTCTTTCTTGTAACTCTTCAACTGTTCGATTTGTGCTTCCATTTCAGCTACCTTCTTCTTCATTAATTCAACTTCTGATTCGGGTGCTTCGATTTCAACTTCAACTTCTGGTACTTTAATCTCAAGGATTGTGCCTGTCTCATCTAAAACGATAACAGAACCATCAGCAAGAGTATGCTCTCCGACAGGAGCAGGAACTTCGTTCCCAGCCTCATCTAAAAGAGTAACCTTACCGCCAACCTCAAGTTTATCAACCATAACTTTTACACCACTCGCTAAAACGTATTCAGCGAAATTGGCTACGGCAACTTCTGGAGCAACTTGTGCTTCAGCGAACATTGCCTTGATTTTTAATAATGCTTCTTGTGGAGACATAAAGAATTTACCCATAAATAGTAAACACTTACGTAAGTGACCAAATAGAAAAAGGGGAGTGTAGAAACACCCCCCTTCAAACAAAACTATGAAAACTAACTATGAAACCTCTTTTAGAATATTGATAATGTCTTGCATCATCTTTTCTTCTTTGGTATCGGTTTTGTAATTAAATATCCCTTCAACCGAAAAGCCTTGTACTTTGCCATCCTTAATCATTTCCCAAACCTCATCATTGTCCACCTTAAAAGAACCAAACCAAGAGCCATCCTTAACATCTTCAAAACCTTTCATCGGATGAATACCTCTCTTTTCATCTACTATCCAACTCTCAAACATTGTTATCCCATCCATCACTTGACCGGAATCGTGCATCAAATTTACGTTATTTTGGTAACCTTTCTTGAAATATTTTTGAGCAATCTTTTTAATAGTGTCTTTAGTAAATACAACATAATATTCGCCATTGGAATCATTACGATAAATAGGAGTATCGGCTAACATCAAAGCACCAGAAACAATCCTTTCTTCTTCATCTTGAATAGCAAACTTCTTTTTCTCAATTGAATTAATCTTAGCCTCTGCCCAACCTAAAGCGGTCTTTCCACCCCACGCATCATACATCAACTTGCCACAACCATCTTCATAGCCTTTAGAGTTTTCTAAATCTACTAAATGCCTTGAAAGGTAAGAGTACATTCTTTTAATTGTCTCAAAAGAAATAGGCTCTCCGTTGGCTAACTGATTTGCTCTTTGCTTACCTACCGGTGTTCCGCAATCCCCCCATCCGTTTTCCTCTGTCCAATCCAAAACTTTTCTAGCGTTGTTTTTAACGGAATCTGGATAATCAGAATACGAATCTTGAAAGGCTAAAAATGATTTCTCAATTGCAGGTCTATCCACTAAGGCTACAAAATCAACTTCGACATTTGAATCTAAATCCTCTACTATATCTAATCGGTATATTGGTAATTCTTTTTCCATAACTATAAATAGATTTTACGATAATCTTGCAGCTCTATTGATTCTTCTAATTCTTTCTTGTGAGTTAGTAACATCACTTTCAAGCACATAGGCACGATTTGTAGCCGAACCTAATCTTTGAATTGAAATAGAATCTAATTGGGTACGTGTATTTACTAAAGGTGCAGAAGGTGTAATAGGAGCAGAGCCACCACTTGTTGCTTGAGCCGTTCCTTGTGTTGGAATTGTACCACCCGAACCGCCTTTAAATTTAGCGATACTACTTGCAACAATTGATGCTATACTTGCTGCAGCTGATATTTTTAAGCCAGCAATCTTTTTAGCTCCTATTGCAACTGCGGCAGGAAATGCAGGGTTAGGAACACCCGGTGGTAAGATAGCTGGTACTGCAGCCGTAGAAGCTGATACTTGAGCGATAGCCGAAGAAGTAGAAGAAATGATTTTTCCAATTTCTATCGCCTTTTGAATTGTGTAAAGAATGTTTCCAACTACTTCACTTTTTCCGGCTAATGCTGCTATTAAATCAATACCAGCATTTACTGCTTCAAATTTCTTTTGTTGTAATTCTTTTGTAGCTTCTAAATCAGCTTTATTATATTCCTCTTTTAGTTTTTTATCTCTTTCGAGATAAAACATATTTAATTCTTCTTCCTTAATAAAGCCATCAACTAATGCCGTTAATTCATCTTCGCTTTCTTTTACTTTCTTTTCATCATCAGTTTTTTTAATTGCTGCAAGGTCTTGTTTATACTTTGAATCTAAAGCTAATAAGGCAGCATTTTTAGCTTCTTGAGTTGCTTTTGATTGTAGAATTTCGGCTTTATCTTGTTCGTATTGAAGAGCTACCCTTACCTCTTCTCTTGTTTTTTCATCCTGTATTTCATTTAAAAAAACTTCATTAGCCGTTTGTTTTGCCTTATCATACGCGGATTTCGTAGCTTCTTCAATTTCTTTTTGCTTTTCCTTATAATCTTCTACTTCTTGCTTATAATTATCTTTTCTTTTTTTGGCTTGTTCTTGAGCTTGTGTATTTTTTCTATTAGTTTCATTAATATCAATAACTTTTAATTCTGTTGTTAGTTTTCTAAATTCAGATTGTTCTTCTTCATTTAATTTTCCAACTGTTTTTAAACGACTTCTTAAATCATTCAAATTGTTATTGATTTGCTCTTTTCTTTTAAGAGCGATTTTATCTTCTTGACCCCCTAATGCAGTAAGTAATGATATTTCATTATCAATATTTGAATTTAATATCCTTGTTGCTTCAGCTTGTTTTTTTAATGCCTTTTCGTTTTCGGATGCACTACTTGTCCAAGCTATAATTTTTTCAACTAATAATCCTATCCCAATAACTAACGCACCGATTCCAAGTGAAGCCATAACTCCACGAAGCACACGCATAGAAACGGCAGTAGCTTTTGTTGCTACATCGGCAGCTCTTGTTGCAGTAGCCGTTCCATACATTACAAAATTATAAGCTTTTTGTACGATAGATAAATTACTAATAACAGAAGCTAATCGTTGAAAATCTTTTGCCGAATCAGCAATCGTACTTAAACCTTGTGAAAGAGCTAATGCACTTTGTACCTTTAATAAGCTTTTTTGTACGTTTTCACTTTCTACTCCAATTAAACCTAATGCACCTTGAAAGGCAGCGATACCACCGGCTGCAGCATTTAAAGCTCCGGCAAAGGCTTGGAACTTCTTTCCGGGGTCAAATAGTTGTGCGGTTTCTCCAGCTTCTTGTACTGCATCTTTTAGAGTTGCAACTTTTTTTGCAGCATTTAAAGCTTCTTTAGAATACTCTCCAAAATTTTGTTGTGCGGATAATAATTCAAAGTTTGCATCTTTAATAAGTTGCTTCATTTCCGAAAGCGACTTAACAACCTTTTCTTGTCCGTTAATTTCTATTTTAAAACCTACAATTTCTTGTGCCATTATTCGTATGTTAATTCAATTACTCGTAAAAATTCACATTTAGTACTTTCGGGGTTCGTAGGGTTGTAATCAATAACTTTATTTAATCTCCACAAAGCACCATCAATATAAATTAGCTTTGAGAAATCTAAACCATAGATATCGGTTATCTTTAAATAGAGATAGCAAGTTAAAAGTTTAGAATCCTTGTCCGTAATCTCCGCAACATAGTCACTCCAGAATCCGTTGAATAAATTAGCCGAAGGATAATTAATACTCAAACTGAAATACAATTTATTTGGCACACCAAAATTAATATCACCCGTTGGTACATCGGGGTCGTCTAAATGCCCTGCATAACCATAACTTGTTAGACCTGCACCTATGTTTTGATTGCCATCTTTAATAAACCAAGTTGTTACATCATTAACTTTGCGAACTTGCATTATTCGAATGTTATGGTCTACCGGGTCCTCTGATTGTGTATTTTGAGTATTAGATAACTTAAAGATTGTTGGGAATACTTTATCCTCTCCAGAATAACCAACTAAAGGAGTAGCTGAAAATATTACTTCGGAAGTTTGTTTATCATTTGCAAAGTCATATCCTGTATCTTCAATATGGTCTGCATAACCTTGAGCATAATTTTTTGAATAATCCTCATTGTAATAATCAGCATCACTCTTGTATTTAAACTCAAAGAATCTTCCGTTTAGTTCAGACATCGGCTTTAATTTAAAAGCCTTCTTCCTATCTACTTTTGCAGTCCAATCTAAATGTGAAGCAGAATAATCATCTAATAAAAGAAGGTCGGTATTATCAACCAAAAGTTCTTCTTCAAGGTCATTAACTTGTAAAAAGTGAGCAGTAGTTGTATAGAAATCAATAAACGGAACAATCTTTAAATGTTTATCTCTTGTTGTATCTTCTACAATATAAAGGTTAAACATTTTAATAATAGAAGAAATAAAATCTCTTTGAAATATGCCTTTTGGTACAGATTGATTAACCTCAAGCATATCGCCAATAACAAAATCAACAGGAATTAAACCAGGTGTTTGAATCTTAACTAATCCTTGTCCTATTTGAACAATTAACTCAAAATCACTTGCAATATCTTGTCTAAATCTAAAAGAAACTATATCGTTTGTATTTAAAGTAATGTTTCCGGTAACTTTTAATTCAAAGACAATTGGTGTACTAGAAGATGAACTTTCCCAACTATGTGTGCCAATAGTATTTCCGTTTACTAACACATCAAAATGAAAAGGAATAGAACTATTCTTTTGCCAACTTAATCTAATATCTGTTTCGTATTGTCCAGAAAAACTTGTGCCTGTATAGGTAAATTGTGTAAATGCTCCGTTGGGTGTATAGTTTTGTGTTAATTCAGAAATAGATAAGGGAAATAATTTAGAAGTTCCATCTAATTCCGTAAACGTATAACTTGAGTTTCTACGTTGGAAATTGTAATTTTTTAATCTTGAGAATGACTTTTGATTATTGGGAATTATTAATCTTTTAAATAAGTTTGAATTTAAAAAATCCCCTTCCCAAGTATAACCAGAATTGGTAATAATCTTATCGAAATATTCCCTAACAAATAAAGCCGGTCTCAATGCTTTATATAACCAACTTCGTTTTGGATGGTTATTATCTGGGTGTGAAACTTGACCATAATCAATAAGTGGGTAATAATACCCCATTCCCGATGCCGTTGTACCCGATGCTTGTTGCCAAGAATTTACAATATTATTATAACTCCATTGATGGTCATAACTGCTAAAATCTAAATTTTCAAGTTTTAGATTATTTAAAGCCGTAATAAAACCGCCTAATTCACCGAAAACCGCACACTCGTATTCTATTGTTCCTCTGTCAATGGTTATCTCTAAAAGCCTTATAATGCCTTTAAATACTTGAATCTTGTCTACATATATAACACAACTTGCTGCTTTGGCTGCGTTAAAGTTGTAACCCACATTATCTGCTGAAGGGTTGTAGAAGTTGCTTGATGTGAACTCAAAAGTATGTCCGAATATTTTATTGTTGACTGCATTACCGGGTAGGATTATTGTTTTAGAAAAGTTAGTATTTCGTGAAGCAAAATCTTGTATATCATCAATAGCATAGGTGAACTCCGATGATAAATCTTTGCTTAAATCTAACCTAGTATCTTCAATGTAGATTTCAGTTATCATCTGAATTGAGAGTTTATATTATTGCTTATTTCAATGTCAAGTTCTAAATTATATGTCTTATCTGCGTAACGCTTTTTCTCTGTCCAAGTATTTGTACTTATCTGAATAGGAAGGAAATTATTTCCTCTTTCCATATACACTTCTGGAGAAGCAATTAATTGTTTAACCCACAAATAATCAATATAACTTAACCAATCAGAGATTAACTTATATGTCAATTTTTGTCTTGTTGCAAATTGATTATAACCACCATACAAAACACCATAAGAATTTGCTCTACTCATTGATGCATCATATACTCCATCGTTATAACCATACTCAAACCCTTCAAATGAACTCTTTTCTATGTTTCTAGTTTGTCTGTTTACTGCGGTAAAATCTATACTATCGTAACCACCAAGAGCATTTAAGAAGTGTAAAGTAACTACATCGTTTTGCGTACAATTCAAATAAACCCTTGCAGTGTTTTTTAAAGTACCCGCAATCTTTACTTTAACATCATAGTAAACAGTAGTAGAAGATATCGCAGTTGTAGCGAGATAAGCATTTATTGCTCTTGGAGAAATATCTAATAAAGCAAAGTCCTTAAAACTTACCCCTGCTCCTGTGTAGTTTGTTGTTGTACTTCCGTTGTAAACCGATACATCAACAGAATGTGACTTTGTTGTATTCTCTGCATCGGATAAAAACGAAAGGAATAAATAACCGGTTTGTAATCTTTCTTTGTTAAAGTAGATATTTGAAAAATCTCTATTTGAAATAAAATTACCCTGGTATTGTGTTTCGTACTCTAACGGAGTAAGATACATCGGACTTGTCGGAGTATAAAGATAATCTTGAATATAGTTATATGCTCTCTTTGTACTTGTAGCTAAATTTGTATAAGTAGTTCCATTGTATTCTTCTCCGAATTTAATTTCGAAATCTACATAAACATTTGAACCTGTATAAGAAAATGTAGTAGGTATTGTTATGTTAGGTTTAAAATATGATGCCCAATAGTTTCTAATTATTGTAGCAACATTAAAAATACCTTTTGTTGATACTGGTTGTGGATACGATTTTAACCTTGTTACTAAGTTACCGCCTACATAAACATCACAAACATATTTAAAGTTTGTTTGCAAGTTATTATTTGAGCCTACCACATACCACAAAGGAGCGTGAAGGCTTGAATAAATATCTGGGGAACTATTGATTACTATTGCCATTTTGTCGAATTATTACTTTTATATCTTGTCCTAATGTTTTTGCTATTCCTGTGCTAAAGTCATTACCGAAATACTTTTCTATTGCACTATCAAAGAAGCTAGTTTTTCTTAATCCTTTTTTCTTAATGCCTACCGCTACCGCATAAGCTAAACTTTTCCTTCTTGTACTTTCGTTAGACATATTAGATAACGATTGCCTTCTTGCTTGTCTTTGTGTAATTGCTACTTCGTTTGTTCGTATTGAATTTCTATTAACCCACGATTGAATATTAGAAAGCATCTTTCTGCTAACACCTAAATTCTTGAATGAGTATTTAGAGTTTGGAGATTTACTTTTAAATCCTTTTACCCCTTTGTTTACGAAGTCATAATATTTGGATGCGGGAGAGTTTTTGGGATAGCCAAGCGTTATTGAATAAGTACCGCCTCGCTTTGTTATTTCCCCTTGTGAAATATCATCACTTAAATTTCCAGTATCACTAATACCTAATACTTCGATATTATCTTTTACCTTTAAAATAAAGTTAGAGGCAGCAAGAATAATATATTTTTCAAGTGTAGGCAGTTCATTAAGTTCGGCATAATCTTTTCTGCTCGAACCTAGCTGATTCAATAACCCACCCGAAAGCAGTTCATCTTGTAATTGTTTAATGCTTTTTGGCATACGCTTGTTTTAACTGCTCTGCTTCGTATTCGCTTTTCGATTTAAGATATGCCAAGTTATTAAGGAATTGGAGCGTAGGTAACTCATAAGCCTCTTCAAGCGGGATTCTTTCGAATGCAGCAACCAGTTCGGTTTGGTATATCCATCCATAATACTGCATAAAGACTGATGAACCGCCTCGGCTTGATACCTCGTCAGTTTGTTCTCCATCATCTCCCGAATTAAATAATCCTTCGAATTCTTTATCCAATTTCTGTAAACTTGATAAAAAAAAACCACGCTTCCGAGGACTTGCGTTATAGGTGCTTCTAAAATATCTTGCGAGTATTGTTCGTGCTTACTAGCATCGTACTTAATGACTTTCCAACCGAATAAAGTTTTTTTCATCGGCATAACCATACAAGCTGCTATTCTATGAAGGTTAGCATTGACATCTTTTCCGAAGTGTTTAGTTTCTATGTAACGAGCAGCGGGAATCTTGCGTACATCGTAGATACACTTGTAACGCTTTCCTTTGAGTTTTATGAACCTTTCGGGTTGTGGCTTGAGTTCTTCGTGGATAAAAGAAATAGCCTTTAAAAGAGGCTGCAAATCGCTTACAGGCAAAGAATCAATTTCGTGTTCCGTTAAGCCGGTACAAATAGAAGCAGCACTTATTGCCAAATCTAAATCAGTAACATCTTTACTTTTTAGGAAAAGGTCATTGAGTTGCTGCCATTGAAATACATTAAGGTCTTTCCAAGTCATACCCTTAAATAGAAAAACCCTTCAGTTTGTTCAAGCGAATGAATAC